CCCACCACCTCCACCAGAGCTATCTCCAGTGAGGCTAATGGTTTGACCACCGAGCGTAATTTCGGGGATGTCTTTACCGGCGATGCTTCCACCACCAATAGATACTTCAGGAACTTGGAACTCGATGCCGCCAATCGCACCGATAATCGCATCAGCGATTCCTGAAGCGATGTCACCAAACATACCGGCAAGTGCGCTTGGCAGGTTCAGGAAGGCATCTCTGATTGTTGTGTAGATAGACTCGAATGCTTCACCAATAATCTCACCGAGGCGTCCAATTCTACTTTTGACAAAGTTGAGAAGTCCAGCGATTGAATCCTTACCGAACTGCTTAACTTTGTCAAAGGCTCCACCAATGTCACCCTCAAGAAGCTCGCTTACGACTCCGGCAAGCATCTTGAAGTATCCGACGATGAAGTCGATTGCGCCACTGATAATACCAACAATCGTGTTAAACACGTATCGGAATACCTGCCCAACAGCTCGGACAATTGGCATCAGTACGTCACCAATGACACCAAAGACGCTCATAATAGCACCAACTATTGGTCCAAGAACTGACATTGCCACATCGCCCATAAAGACGAGTGCATCGATGATTCCAGCCACAGCATTTATTACTGGGCCGACTGCATCAGCAATCATTCCAAAGGCGTCCATAATGCCGCCAGCCATCTCGCCACCACTCATTCCAGTGAGGCCTTCCATAAAGGCCACCACTAAGTCGATGACAGTGCCGAGCAACCCGGCGACTGCAATGAGTCCTCCAGCGAGTACGTCTATAACGACGTTTACAATTCCGGCAATCGCACCAAAGATGGACTCAAGTAAGTTGAGTACTGGTGCAACCATATCCATCAGGAACGAGTAGATAGACTTCATCGTTGACAGATAGCCGTCGAACACACCTCCACCAAGACCGAAGGCCTCAGCGAAGGCGTTCACAACATCCATAATGGATGTGACGAGATTGCCAACGATTCCCATAACATCTCCGAACAGTGCATCGGAGAAGGCCTTTACTGGCTCGATGAGTCCGACAAACTGCTTGCCGAGGTCCTTTAGTGTGGCCATCCACGCTCGAACCTTATCGCCGAAGGAGATGTCAACGAGGAAAGACTGTAGTGCATCCATCATCGTGTTGATGCGGCCAGTGACAATACCAGAGACTTCTCTGAAAGCATCACCGATTACACCAACAACGCCAGCCAACCACTCGGCTGAGGATGCGAGCATATCCATTGCCGAAGCGCCGCCACCCTCCTCCATAAAGCCGAGGGCGACTGCCATATCCTTAAAGCCTGAGATGATTGCCTTAATCGGGTAAAGGATGGAATTGAATATGTCAATCATCGCGTTCCCTGCTGAAACCACGAGCGGCATCACAGCGTCAGCGATATTCATAAGCGTACTCTTCAGGCCTTTAATGATGCTTTCTGCATCGCCGCCACTCTTCCCGAGAAGCATCAGACCTGCTGCCGCTGTTCCGATAATTGCAACTACTGAACCAAGAACAACGACAATTCCACCAAGTGCTATGGCAAGTGAGCCGAGAATGCTTGTAAGAACAGAGACACCACCAGTTAGCAGAGATGTAGCCGCAGACGCGAGGCTGGTTGCAGCGGCATACGCAATCTTGCTTGCACTTGCGCTTGCCTCGACTCCAACCATCGACGTGATTGCTGCTCTAAGCCCCTTCGTTAGCGCGAGGCGGCCTTTCATAACTTTGACCATCGAGTTCATCGCTTGGCCAAGGCGTGCCGTCACGCCGCCCTGAGCGACCATTGCGACAGTCAGTTTCTCTGTCCACGCAGTTAGCGTGATAGTCGGAAGAACGCTCGCACCAATTCTGTTACGAAGGCGCTCGAACATCGTATTCAGGGAGGAAATCTTCCCACTCCCATCTCCCATACTATTGATACGCTCATTGAGTGCAGTCATACCGGGGATGGCAAGGATTGCACTTGTGGCCATTTGCTTCACTCCACTAATAAAGCCAGTGAACGTCATATCACTACTGGCCTCAAATTCACTGAACGAGTCTCCAACACTAAAGAGAGAAGTTTGGAGTTTGTTCAGTGGACCACTTGACATACGCGAGGCGAAGTCACCAATTGAATTATTGATGGTTCCGAGTGCGTTACTAATTCGACCACGGGCACGGCTCTTCATCTCACCGAATGATTCGACCATCGGTGTAATGTAATTCGCTCGTAGAACACGGCGAATATCACTTGCCCCGAGGTCATCAGTATTAATTGTTTCAGGGCCAAGGTGCATTACATTGTCAGGAGAGAGTGTCGGGATTCCTGTTCCAAGTCTCTCTTGAAGACCTTCCAAGAAGGAGTCGGTTGCAATGCCTGTTGTTACAGCGCGCAGTGCGCCACCAAAGAAGGCTGCGCTATCTGCTGCTGAAAGGAATGAAGACTTCACTCTACCAAGCCCATCGTAGACGGCGCTGGTAGCGTCTGTGACAGCGTTCTGCGAAATGACTGCCATACGTAGCATCGAGCGAGTAAATCCTCTCACACGCTCACGAGCGCCTTCTACAGCTCTTCCAAGTCCATCGGAAAGCGCGCTTCTCGCATCAGTAACAGAATTAGAAGCACTGACCATTGCGCCGAGGAACGGTCCTCTAAGGGTGTCAATTAGATTATCGTAACTCTCCTTCAAGTTACCAATGATGTCATTGCTTCGAATGTACGTAGAGACTCCCTCATCACTCTCACCAAGTTTCTGGAATAGAACAACGCGGCGAATGAGTCTCCTCATATCACGCGCACTTTGCACCGCACTGTTTTTCATCGCGCCAAGTGATTCTACAAAACCACCAGCAAGCCCTCTACCTTTTTCAGCAATATCATCTACACGCTTTCCAAATTCCTCAATCGGTCCACTGATAGCCACGCCAAAGTCTTGCGCTAAACCAAGAACTTTGTTACGCATCTTATCGAGAGCGCCAGTTCCACTTCCGATACCAGAGAGTTTGTCTCTGAAGCCATCGACAGCGAATCCTGCTCGATAAAGTCCCTCGGCAACTGTATCAGTAAATCCGTTTATTGCCGGAGCTGCTTTACCCGGAAGGCTATTAAACGAGGAGGCGATGTCAGTAATTCTACTTACAACTCTTGAGGCAGCGTCATCAGCAGAGCTACTCATCAATCCGAGTTTTGCTCTTACTGCATCAATGCCTGTGTTTTCGACACCGACCTTAACGTCAGGCCCAATATCAGGCCTATCTTCAAGAGTCCAGACCGCTGGAAGAAGATTTGTAAGTATCTCGTCAGTTAGGTTTGCCACACCCCCACGAGCAGTCTTAAACATACCACTGTTCAATGTTGGACCGAGCGAAGCAAATGCTCCTCGGAGTTTACCAAGAACTCCGTCCCCTTTGTCCATTGCATTGAACATTTCTTGCATACCATTCTCATCGGGGTCGAAGAACGGTAGTGCTGTCTGAATCGTTTTTGTCAGACTTGCGAATCCACCAGAGATGCTTCCAAGACCGAGGACCATCCGTCTGGTCATCCGGCCCATTGCCTCTGTTACAGAGTTAGAATTGTGAACAATATCTCCAAGGTGGCCACTGAAAATAGCAAACGGTTGAGCAATTCCACTAACGATGCCAACAACCTTATTTACTGCAAGCCCAAGCGCAACTATCTGGACAGCGGCTCCAATCGCATTCGAGTCAATACCACTCAACACTTCTGCGAATGTCGCGCCAACATCGAGGAAGACATTCATCAATGGAGCAAGGCCACCAGCAACCTGCCGACCGACTTGCATCAGCTCGACGAAGAATCGTTTGAGGGCATCATTCTCATTAATCTTGCCCATAATGCGAATCATATCCTCCATTACACCGCTGAAGAAAATGATGAACTCGTCAATTGCTCTGATACCGTCACCAAAGACTTCGAAGAGTCCTGCCTCCTCCATCATCTTGACCATCGATGCGAAGGCTGCGCCGATGTCAGTGATGCTATCCATCCAAGCACTTGACAGTTCTTCGATGGCGTCCTTTAGTGGCCCATCTGAATACGAGTCAGCCATCGCTTGAGAGAAGGCTCTAACCGTTGTGGCAAGGCCCTCCATAAGAGAGATAAAGACATCTACTGATTCCTCTAATTCTACAAGAGGTTCGATGGCTTCTCGCATCATCGACATAAACTCTTTGCCGATGGCAGACATTGCCTGCATCTTCTCTTCCATCGTCGCCATCGGACCAGCAATCTCTTCAACGTGGCCTACAGCCCCACCGAGTGCGACTGCGAATCCTCCGATACCGACTGAACCAAGAGCTGCACCAACACCAACCATAGCTGTGGCAAGGTTTCCGAGCGATGCAACAAGGAGTGGAACCTGTGTTGTCAGATTCCGAAGCGCAATTGTGAACGCACCAACGTTAATGGATAGCGCGCTACTCTTTAGCGATAGTAGCTCCGCCATCGAAGCAGCGCCAGCCATCTTATTTCTGGCCTCAGCCGCTTCGTCACCCATATCATCAATCGCTCCTGCTGCTGCTTTGTTAGGCCCAACGCTGGACGCAGCGACAGACGATTCGATACCGAGAGCCGAAGCAAGTCCACCGAGTGAATTTCTTGCTTCATTTGCTTGCTCTTGCTGCTGGTCCATCGCATCAGCATTGACTTGCGCTGTTGTTGCAGCTTTGACTTGACTTGAAGCAACATCGTCGAGTTGCAACGAGACGGATTCTGCACTAATTGTTACATCACGTAGCTCGCTGTCAAGACCACTTGTTCCACCTTTGGCAACACCAGCACTCTCACCAATATTCTCAAGGCTCTCCTCAAGATTTGAAGCAGCAGTAGAGGCTGCGCCCATATTGTCAGCGATGCCACTTGCGGCCTTTTCTGCTTCACGCAGAGCGCCTGCGGCACCGCTTGCCGCATCTTTGACCTCTTTGAGCTTCTCTTCTAAATTGCCTACTCCTTCAAGAGTGAGACTTAGATTCTTTGCCATAGGTGGTGGTGTGTTATATAATCGACGATGTTATCCGAAGTTGTTCTTCATCTGATTCTTCTGCATCTCCCGCTCGGCGGATTCACGCTTCATCTTCTCTCGTTCCTGCTTACAGAGGAAGATAAACTCGTGTTGCGGGTCTGTTAACTCATCGGCATAGGCCTGCCGTCTCTCGCCAGTCGCTTCATCAATGACCGAAAATGGTGCGGCCCCTGAAGAAACGGCTTGCCAGAGAGTTTGGCCTATTCTTGTTCTCGAAAACCTCGGATGTCACCAGTGTCTTCGACAGACATATTGATGATTTCAGTTCCGAGTTCGAACAGTGTCTCGAAGTCGAGTTCTTCTGCGATGTGACCGACCTGTGCAGGAGTCAACTCATCGTGGTCGAGCGATTCTGAAATGAGGTCTTCGAACGCATCGACAGTATCCTCGGTAACTGCGGCGAGGTCGCCGCCCTCATCTTCGAGGTCTTCCTCAGCATCCTCAGCATCCTCTGCTCCCTCAACAGCGTCGAACATCTCATTAGGGAGACGCTCAATAACGCCAGCAAGGGTCTGCTTATCGATGGCGTACATCTTAACGCCTTCGAGGGTCGCACCGCTACTGTGTTCCAGTTCGATTGTCTTGTACTGCTCTGTTCCCTGCGTAAGCCGCTTGTAGAAGTCGAGTGCGCTTTCTTGTTCCATAGTTGTAAGTAAGTTGTGTTAGTGTATGTGTTGTTACTATGCGGCGACATAACTCAACGATAATCCCCAAAGAAAAGTGGTGTGTCGTTTTGACGCCCTCAGCGAATCATCACTTCGCTGTAGTGCTGGAAGGTCTATGACCGACCAGACTCGGGCAAGGGCGGGGGACTTTCGTTGTATCGAGTGAGCGCCACTCACTCGTATTTATCTGCTCGTTTAGTAGGTCATCTTCTCAGCCATAAAGTCGAATGACTGAGAGGTTCGGTCGTCGGATGGGATGTCCTTCGAGTGGCTGTTGAGCAGCACATTCTCGAAGGTCCACGTTCGTCCCTGACCATCCTGAATGGTCATATTGTCAATGTTGGAAGGGAGAGTCGTGTTGTCTTCTGTGCCTGCGTTGTCCCAACCCTCGTCACGAACCGTGTTAGCGTTACCGGGAATGTCGAAAGAACCGCTGTACGTCACTCCAGTAACAGCAATACTCTGAGCGAACGAGCCAGTGTACTGTACCTCAGAGGTGTTTGCTTCCTCGCTAAAGGAAACGTTTTCTACAGGAACGCTCGTACCATCAGGAATCTGAAGCTCACAATTGGCTCCGACCTCCTTGAAGTCGTCAACGTTATCCCTGTAATCGCCGTCTGTGTCTGTGTTGTAGCTGTTTTCTACCATATTATATCACCTTAGTTTGTGTCCACCGTGATAGTCTCGTCAACATTCTTGACGATTCCGTATGGACTGAACGCGATGTCGATGTTCACTTCATCGTCGTTCGTTGGGTCCTCGTAGGCCGTGACACTCCAGTTCTGCTCGTCAGGAGTGTTCGGTCGGATGAGACGAAGACTCTCAAGAGAGCGCATCTCTTGCTCGATACGACGCTCTGCAAGAGCGCGTGTTTCCTCATCGTTGATTCGACCGAGAATCGCATCGCCAATCTGCTTGCCGATGAGAATAATTCGGTCAGTAATCCGACGAACCCAAAAGTCTGCTGCGACAGTATCAGCGATACTGAAGGAAGTGGAGCGGTTGCCCTTTACCCGAACGTTGCCACCCGAACGAATCGGGATAACATCCTCGCCTCGAAGGTTGTCAGCATCGCTCTTCGAAAGCTGTTGTTCGAGTGCATCGTATCCCGAAACGACCTCGTTGTAGATTGGGTCATTAATCGGGTTGCCAGCGAACAGGCCACCGATACCTCCACCGACTGTATCGTCTTCGTTCTCCTGACGACCGGGCGCGAACTTGTAGTAGTACGCCGCCGAAACACTGCCCTTAGTGTAGTTGGCAGTATCGAAGCGAGCGTCTGCACCACCGTTCTCGTCGCTCGTCTGAGCATCCTCGAAGACCTCGTTGTCGTTCGGCTCTGCGAAGGAGAGCGCGTTAACAAGCTGATAGTCGTTACGGAGACTACCAACAACGTTGTTGAGGTCAGCAGACACGCTGTCACTGTCAGAGAGGGCAAAGAAGATGCCTGTCTCGTCCTCGTTCACAACGTTCTGCGGGCCGCTTGCCTCGAACGCTCCAGCGTAATCGTTGTAGGTGTAGTCGAACGTGAGGGGAGTCGTGGCGCTCGGGTCAGCAGCGAACTCTCCCGAAAGCGGGTTGACATAAACCATTCCCGAATCTGCATCGGGCGAGGCTGGCGCTCCGTCGTAGCGTAGTTCTACGAGGAGGTTGCCACCAGAGTCAGCCACATCAATACCAAAGTCGTTGACATCTCCTGCTCCGAGGTCCACTGGGTCGCCAGTGTTCTCAACGATTTCGACATTATCGAGCGTTCCTGTAACAGTCGTCTGCTCTTCTGCTTCGACTACCTTACGTGCCACTGGGACTCCGTAGAGGAAGTCCAGATTTGCACCATTACCGAGCGACTCCTTCATCGCCTCGGCAAGCTCAGTTCCAGCACCGAACTTGAGGTCAGCTACACGAGGAGCATTAATCTGCTCAGGCTCGTTAGCCGATACATCGAGTGTTGCTTCGTCTCCTTCGACAGCAAGACCATCACCAGCGCCATTTACGACGTAGTTGGCCTCACCGAAGAAGACGAGTTTCTCTTCTTCACCAATTGAAACCGCTTGGATTCCACCCGACTCAGTTGTTACACGTACTCCGGGGAAGCTTCCATAAGTTGCCATTAGTTAATCACCTGTGTTGTTGTCATAGATTGCATACTGCTCGGCGTAGCCCCACGAATTGGGGTGGTGGCCGAGGTTTGTTTGTTTCGTGTCATTCTTGTGTGACATTCCTTACTGGCGGGTCTGTCGAGGTTGTCGTCAGTTGTTCGGCCCCTCGAACCCGAGCCTGCTGTCGCCACCGCCAAATGCTCGGGGTTTGGTCCAAATTATCATCCCTACTGCCATCCTGAAGTGTGAAGTCGTAAATCATTTCACGCTTTTCACCATCTTCATCGACAAAGGTCATATCTGGCCCACGAGTGTCATAATCGTAGAGGACCTCGTGTAATAGTTGGCCGAGTTCGTCAACGTCTGCGTCCGACCCTGCTGCTGTCCAAATGTCGAGTTGAAGCGACATCTCCCAGTGAGTTTCATAGATTTTGCCAACTCGCTCACCGGCATCATTCGTCAGATAGCCGCTAAAGTTAGAGTTAGCGGGGTCATCTCGTGTTGTGTCAGTGTCCTGCAATATAGTGACCGGGACCGACACTGCTGAGTCCTGACCCTCAACGTCAGGCTCTCGCAGGACATACGACATATCTTCTGGCATCTTCTGGCTTCGCCGAAGGGTATCTGCGATAATCTTCAGTGCTTCTCGGCTCTGAACCATTACCACGTACCCTCCAATGTAAGCCCTTCTTCCTCGAAGAGTTTGTCGATTTCTTCGCCCATATTCTCCTTGTACTTGCCCTCGATGTCCTTGATGGCTCCCTCGTAGAAGCCCTGAGGCTCGACGCCTTCAACTTCTACTGGCTCACCAAAGGCAAACTTAGCATCTTGTGGATTATCTCCTACTGCCATCGCTTGCGTGTATGACTTGTAGAATGGGCTGGCCCTCTCAGGCTTATCCGCGACCACAATCCTGATATTCCCAACTTTAAAGTACATTGGGGTATCTCCAGTCGGGCCGTGGTCAGCGGTTCCGTAATTCATCCACTCAGCGCGTTTTCGGATTTCTGGATTCGGATAGACTACTCCGAAATCATCTCCCATTGTATCAGTCACCCACGACTTTTTATCAGAGATGTGGAGATTGCTACCAGTACTCTCGTTTTCTCCACCGGGTTCATACGGCGAAGTTCTCGAATCGAGCGTTCCACCTTTGGCCGTTCCTCCAGCTTTAATACGCTGCGTTAGAGCAGTAACGAAATCATCGAGGGTAGCGCGGAGGGCATTTCGCTTTGCCTTTCCAATCCCGCTTTGAGAGTTAGCGATGTTGCTCATACTCTCAGCGAAATCTTCAAATTCGTCAACGCCTTGAATACCTGACATAATTAAATATCTTGGTGCGTGTTGTACACGTAGGCATCAGTGCTTTCACCGAATAGTCCACTTTCAAGAAGCTTTGCTACCATCTCATCGTATCGGTCGCAGAAGGACTGTGCGAAATCAGTCTTATTCGTCCCGTCGTCGGAGAGGTCGCCCAGTTTTGTCGAGTTGGGGTCATCCGCCGACTTAGCCAATTCGCACGTCGCCTTCTGCTTGATGGCCGATTGCACCAGCGGAGTTACATTTTCAGGAGCAAGGCCTTCACCATCGTTGAGGTCAAGTTCGATAGATGCCTCTGCAAATTCGATGGCGTCGTTCTTCTTCCTGTCAGTATAGTCGTCAGGAATCTGAACGGGCACTTCTTCCCTGTTAATGTATCGTGGTGTGTAAGCCATTAGTCCAATCCGTTTTAGAGCGCCGAGCAGTATGCGAAGTCAGTTATCCGTCGATGAGAGCCGCAGCGTTCTCAAAGATAGTCGTCCAAGACTTCCGCGTGAAGGCCTGAATAACATCAATCTGACGGGATGGCTCCTCGTACTCCATCGTACTCATTCCGGTTCGAGTAAGCTCGTAACCGTACCGAGTCGTGTCAACGGCGACCGCACCGTGTCCACCTGTTCCGAGGTCCTGCGTGTTGTCAATGACAACAGGCATTCCTGCAACTCGACCGACCTCACCACTTCGAACAACCTCGTCACCATCGCTCGTTGCGCGGTTGAAGTTGCTGTCAGTGAGAAGGTCAGTGTACCCATCGAGGTCAACGATGAGCAGGTCCGGGGTGTAGTCCTCCTCTCGGAGAGCCTTCATCCCGTCAACGATGTCCGAGAAGGAGAGCGTACCGTTTGCGTCTCCAATCGGGTCATTCGGAGCCTCGTTAAGACCAGTCTTCCAGTTACCTTCGAGCTGGTTGTAAGCCTCTTCGTTGAGGCGCTCGCTCATCGCACGAGCAAGGTCCTCAACCTCTCGGGCCTTCATTTCCATTAGGCCATCTTCCATCGCTTCCATCGTGATGGAGATTTCGCCCATATACTTGTCGAACTGAACAGTGTGTTCAGTCGGGGACTGGTTCTCGTGGCGAGGCGGCTCCTCACCTTCGCCCACAATCTGCGGGCGACCCATATTGTCTTCCTCGATGTAGAACGTGTAACTGTTCGAATCGATACTCTCTGCGCCAATCTCACGGTAGACACGCCGCCAGATGAGGTTTTCTTGAACGATTTCCTCAACTGTCTCTCGAACGAAGTCCTGCGTGATTACGTCTTTAGTTGTTAGTGCCATATAAATTCACCTCGTATTACCGAACAATGACCTCGTAGACATCGTTCGTATCATCCACGACATCCTTAACGAAGATACGACCGTTATTCCCGAGTACCGTACCGGGGTCCAGAGTGCCTCCTGCATTTGTCACATATGGACCAAGGTCTGCCGTGTAAGACCCTCGAACCGCAACAGTGGCGTCACGGTCTTCTCGAACGTAAGGCCCTGCTCGGCTGGAGTCCCCATAAACTGGGAGGGTGTACAGAATGCCGAGAACATCGTCTGTCCCACCTCCATCAACTTCTGCGATGTCTGTTCCGTCGTGCGTTACTACACACCCTTCAGGGAGCGTAGAGCGAGCTTCTTCGAGTGATACATAGTCGTCTGCTCCACTCGTAATCGGGTGTGGGAAACCAAGTCGGTCGCCTGTGTCCCGAGCGTCGTTACCCGGTTCGTCGTTAGGTGTTGTCGCCATTATTAGTCACCTCCAAGCTTTGCACGAAGCTCTGCCTGCTTCTGTGCAACTGCATCCTCAAGCTCCTCCTCGGAGCCGTCGCCGGACTCTTCTTCGAGTTCTTCCTCGGATGGGTCCTGCGACTGCGGTTCAGCCTGAGTCGAGTCAGCGAGTTCCTCGATGGAACCGAACTGGTCCTCGTACTTCTCGCGTAGCTCCTCGATGGAGAACTTGTCAGCGAGTTCGTCAGACTCAAACGCATCGTAGTGTTCGGATAGCTGTGCTGCATAGACGGACTTGACCTGCTCGGCCTCGCCCTGAAGTTCCTCGTAGCGAGCGGACTCAACCACAACAGGGTCTTCCCCGTCGCGGAGTTCCTCGACGGAATCGCGGCTAACGTCGTCGAGAATGTCCGTTCGCTCTCGGAGTGCCTCAAGATTCTCGGACATTTCCTCGAATCTGTCTGCCTTCTCCTGAAGTGTCGAAAGCTCGTCGCCTTCCACTGCTACAGGGTCGTCAAGCTCAGAGAGCTTTTCTTCGATTTGTTCATTCATAGTTGTAACCTTGTATTGTGTTAATGAGTCCGCATCGCTCTCTCCAGACTTATCATACATTTGCTGGAGGTCATCGCCGGGGAGGACTCGAACCCCTACCACATCTGGTTGTGTGGATTCTCCATATGCCATCTCTTCCTCATCCTTGCCATAGCCGTGCTTGGAGTTCTCGGAGATAGCATCCATATAATCCTCGTGTGTTTCACCGGGGACATACATTGTTTCACCATCGAACTCCATCTCGTGAACGCCTTCGAGGTCGAGTTCTTCGGCCATCGCCATCGCATCCTCCTCGGATTCGAAGCGGTGGTCTTCCGGTACATCACCGTGTTCTGCTGCTTCTTCTTCGTCTGTGCCCCAATCCTTGTCAAACTCCTTGTTTGCTGTCATATTTACCCAATCAACGATTTCGTCTTCCATATCAGAAGACAGGCCGTCAACTGCACTGACGCCTCGCCCACCTTTCACGGCAGCGAGCGCGTTTACGTTGAGGTCGCCGTTGGGTTCAACAACAGGTAGCTTGAGGTCGCCGAAGTTCTCAGGCGGGAAGCCCGTCTCTGAGATAAGGAAGTGCGCCGCAATTTCTTCGAGGTCGTCCGTGTCGAAGTCCTCCATATCAGGAGTACTCCAATCGGAGTCTGTCGTGCCACTCCAATCAGGAGTGTGCATTTCATACTCTTGTAGCTCTTCCATTGAAGCTTCTTCCTCGATTTGGTCGAGTTTCTTGTTTGCCCAATCGACGCCCTCGTCGCCACCCCACGCCTTCCACATCATCCAGCCACAATCGGCCTTCCCCTCCTCGTCATCCATTTCAGAGTTGGAGCGATGCCGATTGAAGGCAGACATCTTTGCGATTGTGTCACGCGAAAGGGATTCACCGGAGGCGAGCTGGTTTGCACGCTTCCAACCAACATCGGTCCCACAATCATTCGGATTGTCGGTTTCCTCTCTGGCATCGAGCGCCATTTGAGCATTCTCTTTGGCCGCCTCGGGATAGTCGTCGTATCCTTCTGCGAGTTCGTCTGAATCCTGCCAGACAAAGGCCATATACGCAGCGTCGTTCTCCTTCATCGTGCGAACCTTATCCGCAGTGTTAAGGATATTATCAGCGCCCTCTGCTTCGAGTTCTGCGTTCTCATTGAGCCATTCGATAAAGTCCTTCAGTGTGGAGTCAGGCGAGCCGCCGTCTTCCATAAACTGATTGAACATATTCTCCATCGAACCCATCGGTTGATGGTCAGGCTCGGCATCCTCAGTCGGAACATCCTTTGAGGTGCTTGCATTCTCTACAACAGAGGAGAGGACACTAATCAGGTCACTGACAGTTGCATCTGAATCAATGTCAGCGTTCTCCTCCTCGGAGCGCGACTCTTCTTCATCGGATTCAGACTCGGACTCTTCCTCACCATCATCCTCAGATTCCTCGCTTTCCATCGGAACAATGTCAGAGTATCCAGCCGAAACAGTGAAACCTGTCTCAACCAACTCTCCATCTTGCTCTTGCATAACCTCAACCATTACGATGTCTTGGTTTGAAGGAACGTGAACGATGCGCCCCTTCATCGATGGAGCAACCTGCCACTGGACCATATCGCCGTCTTCCCACTCAGGCGGGTCAGCGGCAAGACTAAAGTCAGCAGAGTTGAGCGTTCCTTCCTTATGAGCAACCATCGTTCCAGTTCGCTCACCCTGCTTTACAATTTCAATAAGAACGGCTGCTTCATCATCATCAGCGCAGACTTCTACATCTCCGTCGATGCGCTCATTGAAACAGCCCTCTGTTTTTCGTTCGACGACTACGCCTTGTGCTGCGCCGTCGTCCCATTGTACCTTATCGTCCACAGAGACAAGCTCATCGCCGTCAGAAACGTTTTCTTCTTCGTCCGAGGGGGAATCATCATCCTCGTCCTTATCGGGCGCTGCGCCGATTTTATCCTCATCTACGTCCCACTCAGATAGGTCATCGACTGGGACTATAGTTGTCTCCTCTTTCGAACGCCACTGGTCGCCATCCTCTTCATAAAGGTCAACCTCGATTTCACCATCCTGAATCTGCGAGATAGTGATGCCACGATTCTCTCCCCACTGAACCCACATTCCGGGTTCGATTTCTGCAAGCTCTGCTGCTTCGAGGTCCTCCGTAAATGCGGAAAGCTCCGCTGCTGAAAGTTCAGCGTGTTCGCCCATTTCGAGCGTGTTAGAAGGAGCCGCGCCAGATGGCACGACAGAGAGATTCTTAAATTCGATGTCTTCAACGACCAGTGCTTCAGTTTCCGTATCTTCTTCGAGGTCATCCACGTCTTTGTGGAGGCCTCGGACACTCACTTCAAGTAGACTCTTTTGAATCTTATCAGCGAGGTCCTCGTCATAAAGTTCAGCTTCGTACACAACACCTTTGTCATCTTTGTAACCAGCCTTGGTCACACGTCCGACAACGCCGTGTACACTGTTTTCGTGGTCAATTACGAGGTTTGTTCCTTTCAGGGATTCTGCCGCTTTCTCAAGTTCTTCGGCAGGCCACTTCTTCTTAATACCGGACTTGCCCTTCGTAACATCGTCATTACCAAGAGCGACACCGTGAACTGTATAAGGTGGCCCATCAGCAAGCTCTGAGGATAGATACGTCTCCTCCGAGTGTACTGCATTCTCAAACTCTACGACAGTAATTCCTGACATATCAGTCGTGCTTCGTTTCGTCGTCATTTATATACTATATGCGTCGGCCCTTATAAAAGGGACCATAAATATTCAGTTCTCTCACTCACCGAAAGATTTATAAGGGAGTAGTTCCTTACATAGTACAAGGCTTGTGAGGGGTGGAGTAGTAGGTCTTTCAGGGGAATTTTACTATGTGTATTACAGCGGGATAACACAATTATTAGTACACACGGAACGCTTGTAATACCACACGGAAGTTCTGCGGGCTACTTCCAGCGTTCTGAAACTCTATCCGAGTATCAGCAGAGTATGTGTTGATATTCTGTTGTTCTGCTGTTTTTTCAGTGTACTCTTCTACTTTCATCCAATCATCAACGGCAGGAACATAGTAGTATTTCGTTAAGTTATACTTTTGACCGTTCGTTCCATTACTACCGTTGCCTAAGTCAATCAACACCTCAGCGAACTCCGATGCCGCTGTGTGTACTTCAAGTGTTGTAACTTCGTCCACTGCAAGTTCTTTTTCTACAAAATCTGTATCGTATAGTTCTAATGACATTTGTAATTACCTCTTAGAATTTACCGCGCCACTCTTCTGTTCGAAGGACTTCATCCTTCAATGCCGCACACCACCGCTTCGCAAAGTTAGGGCCGCGCACCCGAACCATCCGAGCATAGCAAGTGCGCCACATTCCGCCGAGAGATGCCCACGCTTGTAGCACACTCTTTCGAGTCCAGCCCGGTGGCAACTCATCGAAGCCAACGTGCGGGTCGTCAACTCCGGGGATATTCACCAGTTCTTCGTAGGAATACTCTCCGAGTTCGGCGAGGCTCACATCGTTCGCCTCAACGTGGTCAGCAAGGTGAGCGGCCTGTCGCTCCATAATAAGTTCCTTCTTCGCTTCCTCAAGCTCGGCGACGTTGCTCGGGTCGTCGGCATAGGAATAGATTGGAGCCATCTCTGCCTCTGCGCCCTCGTCAAATTGCTCGTCGTCCCACGACGTAATCTCAACACCATCGTCGCCCTCCAATGTCCCTGAGCTAATCTCGTCTGCTGTGACAGCTACAGAGCCGCCCTCCTGCAAGGCAACGATGTAGACAGGCTCATCTTCACTCGCATCGATTTCCTGCATCTCATCATCACCAACCTCCTCATCCTCGTCCTCAATCCGTTCAACACGGTCCTCGGAGCCGACAGGATAGGTGAATGGTTCTTCTGCGAAGGCCGCGATTGCTCCAACGCCTGCGGGCACTTCAACAATTTCACCGAGCTTATACTTTTGCTCAAGCTGTTCTTCACTCTGGCCGGAAGTATTCTCGTCCTCCAGTGTTACATCGGATAGGTCAACTGTGTTAATTTGCATAGTTGGTGGGCACCTCTGATACCACCTTACGAGGATACAAGAATCGAAAGACTCAAGTACCCCCGGATGGTGAGGTTACGTTATACTGTTGGGTCAGTAGTGTCTACAGTAAAGACACTTACTGCATTGCCGTCACTTGTTGCGAGAACAAGGTCGCCTGCTGCGAGATTTGCATTAGTCCCGTCAGAGACATAAAGCATCTGTTCACCATCTGCAAGCTCGTCTGTCCCCGGAGTAGGTCGCTGGTCGCCAAATACGTGACCTGCTTCGTGGAGACGAAGCTCTGCATCTGCGGAAGCCTTGTAGAAGCCAACGTTCCCGTCAGCGTCTTCATAGACTTCCCAATCATCGAACTGTTCTGCGATTGTTCCTGCATCGTAATATGCGTTACCGTCTGCGTCTTTTGCCATTATTGTATTACCTATAGGTTGTCTGCATTAGCCTCGCCCGTATTTATAATGAAGCGCATTGGGGTCATCGGTGTCCGTTTATTCGTCAATCCATTCAATTGTGGTCCGA